GTTCGATAAAGTGATCTGTTCCTGGGACTGCACGTTCAAGGACACCGATGGCACAGACTTTGTTGTGGGGCAAGCATGGGGGAAGCTGGGCGCGAACGCTTACCTGCTTGACCAGATGCGGGCGCGGATGAGCTTTAGCGAGACGGTCAAGAACGTCATTGAACTGCGCCACCGCTGGCCCCAAACAACTGAAATTCTGATTGAAGATAAGGCCAACGGGCCGGCAGTGATCGATGTTCTCAAAGCTCAAGTCCCTGGCCTTATCGCAATCGAGCCGGACGGATCGAAGCTGGCCCGCGCCCATGCGGTGACGTGGGTGTGGGAAGCAGGAAACGTGCTGATTCCCTATGAGCAACTTGTGCCCTGGGTTCGGGGATACATCACCGAGATTACGATGTTCCCGGCGGCGGCGCATGATGACCAGGTAGATGCAATGACGCAGGCGCTCCGGCGGCTATATCCGCTGTTTGGGCAACTGAAAATATCGCAAGCGGCAATCGACAAAGCACTGGGGAGATTATGAGACCACGACGCAGCGAAGAGGAATTGCTGACGGAGCCAGAGCCGGTGATGTACTCAAAGAGTAGACTGGCCTTGGTAGACGGCATTCGGAGCAGTTTTCCGAACTGGCATGGAGCGCAGCCGTTCGATTATCGGGCCGGATGGACACGGATGGGCGATTTCTTCGCCGAGGGGTACTTTCTCCGTGAAGAGATGCGCGAACTGGTGCATAATCGTTTTGGAGTCAACATCCCATGAAGAAAGCAAGCAGCACGTCGTCAGGTATTCGCGCCGCGATTATCCGGGCAATGGAAGACGCGCCCCGGCCTCACTTCTCCATTCAAGCTCCCCGCATCCCCAAAGGCGTGGTTCCCGAAGGCCAACGGGCGCAAGTGGCAATGGATTCTGCAAGCTACGAGTGCGCGCGGATGGCTTTAGATGCAGGCCCGCAGGAGTTCGGATCGCAGCTTTATGCCTACAGTAATATCGAAGGCTTTCCCGGCTATCCGTACTTGATGCTCTTGGCGTTGCGCTCGGAATATCGTAACATGGCCGGCGCTCTGGCGACGGAACTGACGCGCAAATGGATCACTTTCAACAGCACCGACACAGATGATGAGGGAACCAAGAAGAAGATCACCGAAATAGAGCAGGCGTTCACGCGGCTCGGTGTGCAGCAGATCATTCGCAAGGCCGCAGAGCACGATGCTTTTTACGGAACAGGGCAAATCCTCGTCAACATCAAAGGCGCGGATTTGAAGACGCCGCTTATTCTTGACCCGCGCACTATCAAGAAAGACAGCCTTGAAGGATTCAAGAACGTTGATCCGATCTGGACAACGCCTCTGATGTACAACTCGCTCACGCCCGCCAGCCCGAATTTCTACAAGCCGTCAAGCTGGTGGGTGATGGGCGAGCACTGGGACGCGACGCGGCTGCTTATTGTGATTACGCGCGAGGTGCCGGACATCTTCAAGCCCGCATTCAACTTCTCCGGCCTCAGCCTATCTCAGCTTGCGGAACCTTATGTCAACAATTGGCTGCGTACCCGACAAAGCGTTTCAGACCTCATCAACAATTTTTCCATCGTGATCCTCAAGACGGCAATGGACCAAGTGCTTACCGGCGGCGACGATGGTACAAACCTGTTCGCGCGCATCAAGCTCTTTACGGCCTGCCGGAGCAACAAGGGCGTGATGGCGCTCGATAAGGACCGCGAGGAACTGGAGCAGATCGCAGTTCCGCTAGGCGGTCTGCACGAGCTACAAGCCCAAGCTCAGGAGCAGATGTGTGCGGTCAGCCGTATGCCTGCAACCGTTCTGACCGGCATATCGCCCTCCGGGTTCGGCAACGTCGCCGAGGGCGAGATTCGCATCTGGTACGACTGGGTTCATGCGCAGCAGGAAGCGTTCTACAGGACGCCGATTGAAACCATGCTCAAGATTGTTCAGATTTCGATGTACGGGGAGATCGATCCAGACATCACGTTTGAGTTCAATCCGCTGTACGAAATGACCGAAGAGCAGGAATCGGCAATCCGGGTCAACGATAGCATCCGGGCCGGGAACCTGATCGACCGGGGCGTGATCGATGCACAGGAAGAGCGCGAGCGTCTGGCCCGCGATCCTGAGAGCGGATACCAAGGGATCGACATTGAGCGGGAGATTGCGCCTCCAGACGAAGCAGAGGAGAGCGCGAATCTTGGAAGAGCTACTGATTCGGCGTTGGGGTACGATGCTGATTTCGTAGAGGGCGAGCATCCGCGCGCACCCGATGGAAGGTTTGGAGACAAGCCGGGGGAGCACTCTGCAAAAGAGTCAAAAGGAAAATCTGACCATCTCGTGAGCTATGGCAGCAAACAGCAGTGGCCGGAACATATCAAGTCTCTAAAGTTGCCGCCTGCTTGGACAGATGTCAAGGTTTCAAACGATTCGCAATCTGACTTGCTGGCTATTGGCAAAGATGCAAAGGGAAGACCGCAATACGTGTATTCGCAGAAATTCCAAGACTCGCAATCAGCGAAGAAATTTGCTCGTATTCAGGCTCTCGAAAAGGATCGATCATTGATCGAAAGCCAGTTGCAGGAAAAAGAGCGGTCAAGCAATGCAAATGAGCGTGACCACGCCGATTGTGCGCGACTTATCTTGGAGATGGGTGTGAGACCAGGGAGCGATTCTGATACAAAAGCAAAGGAAAAAGGATACGGAGCAACGACATTAGAAGGGCGTCATGTCGTGGTTGAGGATGGCAAGACGCGCCTTGTCTTTGTTGGCAAAGATGGCGTACATCTTGATTTACCTGTCACCGATAAACGTCTGGCTGCCAACTTGGCAAATCGAGCTAAAGAGGCAGGTGAAACAGGCCGTTTGTTTGGCAAAGTGCGCGATAATACGCTCCTTGATTTCGTGCATCACCTCGACCATGGCAGCTATAAAACAAAAGACTTCCGCACGTATCTTGCGAATGAGATTGCTGCAAAAGAAGTGGAATCTTTGGCGGCTCCAAAAACAGAGAAAGATTACAAGCGTTTAGTGCGCGAAGTTGCTGTAAGGGTTTCGCGCAAACTCGGCAACACTCCAACGATAGCGCTACAAAGCTACATCAACCCCGTAGTCTTCGGAGAATGGAGGAACGCTTATGCTGCCTGATGTGTTTTTTGGCGAAGTGAAAGAATCAAACGATGATTGGCGAGATGAGGATCAGGATATTGGCCCTGATGATGACGAGGAACTCGCAGAAACGCCGCGCGATGTGGTTGCCCTACTCGGCTTCGATCCGCTGGAGGGAGCATGAGTCAACCACCTATTTTGTACCGGGAACCAAGAAAGTTAACACTGCTTGAATTGGTGGACATCCACCTGCTTGTTAAGGCCAGCAATCCCATGTTGTGTCCGCAGCCCAAGGTCGAGCCATGCAAACCGGAAAAGGAGCAGACCGGATGACGGAATGGCGGGAAGTCCTCGATGGCGTTATTGCAGCCGATGATCGCATCAAAGCTGCGCAGAAAGAGCGAGAGCAAATCAACGCCCTTGCAAATCGAATACAGAAAAACATATCTCCTGAAAAGCGGAGGAGAAAAGGGAAACTCATCAAGTTAATCCGTCAATGGCATCATCCGAACATCGGATTTCACTACGACAGATCGCTGATTAGATTTTGCATACTTCAAAGGTGGCTGGAAGATGTTGCAAAAAGCTAAGGCCATCCGCGCGATCTGGCCCAACGCGGCCACGCGCCAGCGTTACCAGCGGCGCATGGTTGCGCTTATCCGCGAGATGGCTGCGAGCGTTGAGTATTGGCTGGAGGCCCAGCGCAAGGCCGAGCCGCCGATCCTGGCCTCGGATGCGTCCCCGGCAAAGCAGATGCAGTTCGAGTTTGAGAAGCTCTCGAAACGCTGGCAGAGCCGTTTCGATGATATGGCTCCGAAGGTGGCCGAATCGTTCCTCAAGAATCAATTCAAGGGTACGGATTCCGCGATGCGGCAGGCATTACGAGACGCGGGCTGGTCCATCGAGTTCAAGTTGACCGCCGCCATGCGGGATGCGTTCCAAGCGAAGTTGGCTGAAAACGTGGGGTTAATCAAGTCGATACCCTCTCAGTATTTGCAAGAGGTTGAGGGGATCGTGATGCGGAACTATGCCGCTGGGCGCGATTTGAAGTCGATGGCGGCGGAGATTCGCGGGCGCTACAAGGTGGCGGCGAATCGCGCCGTGCTGATTGCGCGCGACCAGAGCAACAAGGCGAACGCAGTTGTGCAGGCAGCACGACAGGCGGAACTCGGCATTGTCGAGGGCGTCTGGCTTCATAGTCATGCTGGCAAGACGCCGCGCCCGACGCACGTCGCCATGAATGGCAAGAGGTATCTAATCAGTAAAGGCATGTGGGATTCGGCGGTCAAGAAGTGGATTCTTCCGGGGGAGTTGATCGGTTGCCGTTGCGCGGGGCGGTCTGTGCTGCCCTGGACGCCCGTTGCCCCGCCCGCCACTTCCGCAAGTATGCGCTCTGGCAAATAGGGCAGCGTTGGCGCTTGCCTTTGTTCTTGAAAGAATGCCCTTGGGCGCACACCTTGGAACGAAACGTATTCACATTTACATGATAGGCAATTTGCCTTTCTTTTGCAATCTTCTTATTGCAAACGGCTTTTGATAGTGCAAGCCTCTAACGGAGAAGCTTTATGGAGATCGCGTGCGACTCGGCTCTAAAGAACCGGCGATACGATGCGGACGGACGGCTGCACATTCTGCGGACGCCGATCTCCAAGGCGACAGTAAACCCCTATTACGGCAGAGAGATACCGGACGCCGCGCAACTGGGATTGGAGCCGGAGCGTGTGTATCAAATGCTGCGCGATCCGGGCGAACTGGCAAAGGCGGCGCACTCCTTTGCGCGCAACCAGTTGATGTTTCAACACACGGCAGTCAGCGCGGACGACCCCAAACAGGATTCAATCGCGGGCACCATCGGCTCAGAGGTGGAGTTCTTAGCTCCGTACTTGGTAGCCGACCTGTGCATCTGGGATGCGGAAGCGATAGCCGGCGTGGAAACGGATACCGTTCGGGAACTTTCAGCCTCCTACCGCTACCGGGCCGACATGACGCCGGGAATGTACGAGGGCCAGCGGTACGACGGGGTGATGCGGGACATTCAGGGCAATCATGTTGCGTTGGTTAAATCAGGCCGCGCCGGATCGGATGTGATGGCGGCGGACAGCAGACTGGAGACAAAGATGGAAACGAAATTCGGCAAAGCTCTTTACGCAATCCTCTGTGCTGCCTCTCCCAAGCTGGCGGCGGACGCGGCTCTCAAGCCTCTCGTGATCGGTCTCACGCGCAAGCAGTGCGATCTGCGGGCGCTCGAACCGAAACTGCTCGCAATGGACGCCGAACTGCGCAAGCCTGAGACACTGGCCGCAATGCAGGCGGCGAAGGATGCGGAATCGGAGGAAGAGACCGAGGCCGAAAAGAAGGCCCGCGAAGAGAAGGATGGGAAAGATAAGGCCAAGGACCGCAAGCGCGCCAAGGATATGTCTTTCGAGGACTGGGCCGCAGAGGAAGAGAAGGAGCCTGAGCACAAGGCCAAGGACGCGGAAGAGGATGACGAGGATCGCGCCAAGCGCAAGGAGCACGAGAAGAAGGCCGAGGACGCGCGGAAGATCGCCAGCGACGATTTCGACGGCCTGGTGAGCAAGCTCGAAGGCAAGGGCTACTCGAAGGAGTACGCGACCAAGGTGGCCGGCAAGGTGGCCGCTGAGAAGCGGGGCGACTGCGCTTTTGGCGCAAAGGACGCAAAGGCCAAGGATGCCGAGGAAGAGAAGAAGAAGGCAGAGGACAAGATGAAACATGCGATGGATGAGTTCAAGGCCGAACTCCGCGAGGCCGATGAAGCGCGCCGCGCGGTCCGCTCGGTAGTGGGCGACGTACTGGCCCAGGATTCCGCGGAAGGCATTTACGGATTTGCGCTTGACCAGATGAAGGTTGACCACAAAGACGTGAAGGGCGTCCCGGCGCTTCGTGCGCTCTTCAATCTGGCGCAACAGGCATCGAAGCCCGCGCCTCGTGCGGCGTTTGATGCGTCCATCAACGTCGAGGAGAAGTTTACCGGCGCGAACCGCCCAATTCAGGTGATGTGAGGAGAAGATCATGGGAAGCAATCTCATCGGCAGTTTTCAGACGCGGGTCAACCTTTACAACCCTTTGGGGGTAGAGGGCGACTTCGCCAGCGCCAATCCGAGGGCGACTGCTCTCACGCCCGAAGGCGGCGCGTTGGTTGCCGGCTCCGCCGGCGTAACGATTGGCAAGTTCGCATGGATCGAGGCTGACGGACGGACCGTAACCAATGCGGGGCAGAGTTCCGCGCAGCCAGACGGCTTTGTGCATCGGGACCAGCAGGGGTTGCTGACCGAGTACCTCCAGGCAGCGGGCAGCGTCATTCCTCCGGGCTTCCCTGTTACCTTGATGGTGCGCGGCGACTTCCTGGCGAAGAACGCCGGTCCGTCGGCGCTCACGCGCGGCGCATCGATTTATGCCTCGTTTGTGGATGGCTCCGTTGGCACCTCGGCGGGCACAGCGGGTTCTGTGACAGCGACGCTGGGATCGACCAACACTGCAAGCCTCGGATCAACCAACACGGCCTCCCTCGGTGCCACGTTCACCGCCTCGGCAGGTACGCCAAGCACGCAGCTTGTTGTGACCGCCGTAACCGGCCTTATCAGCATCGGCGACACGGTGAGCGGATCGGGTATTACCGCTGGCACAACCATTCTGTCACTGGTCAGCGGAACTCTGGGTGGAGCGGGAACCTATGAACTGAGCGCCGAGAATACTTGCAGTTCGGCCACTGTTACCTGCTTCGGATCGACGGTCAAGGTCACTGTAACCACGGGCCTGATTTCGATTGGCGATACGATCAGCGGCGGGGCGGGCTTCCCGGTTGGCGCAACCATTGCCTCGCAGTTGGCGGGCGGCACTCCAGGCGGCGCTG